ATAGCCGATTTGTTCTCCAAGGGTAGTTCGGTGAAGGAGTACAGGGAGGCACTGGAAGAAGTTACCCAAGGGGAATACGATGTCCGACGCAAAGCTACTCGTTCAGATTGAAGGGAGAGACGGTCTTTCCCAAGAACTGAAACGAATCGAATCCGGCGTTATCCGTTTCGTGGGGGCGGTTTCTTCCGCCTTCACGGCTATTGCGGCGTTTGGCTTTCCTATTGCTGAATCTGCTAAGTTTCAGAAAGAACTTCTGAATGCCGCGAAGACGACGGAGTTTTCGCGCGACAAACTAGGGGTGCTGAAGGAAGGGTTGGTTGACCTTTCCAAGCAAGTCAACATCACGGCGGTTGATCTGGCAAAGATCGCCACCATGGGTGGGCAGATCGGTCTTGGTTCGGCCGGTCCGCAGGCGCTAGTCGAGTTCACCAAGACGGTCGCTACGGCCGTCAGCGCCCTTGATTTGTCGGCGGAAGAGGTTGTCGCTTCGTTCGGGAAGCTGATAAACATCTTCAACATCCCGCCCAATCAGTTCCGTAACGCGATGTCGGCACTCAATGAAGTGTCGAACGTGTCGAACGCTACGGCGGACCAACTATTCGACGTTGTTCGCCGGATCGGTAACCTTGGCGGGTCGGTCACCATGCCGCAGGCTACCGCCCTGTCGGCTACGATGATTGACCTCGGTCTTACCGCAGAGACCGCAGGCACCACGCTTACCAAGATTTTCGCTGACTTCAAATCGAACGCCTCGGAATTTGCTTCGCTTGTCAAAAGCGACACAATCCCGACAACGCAGGCGTGGGTTGATCTTGTCGCCAAGGACGGCATTGCCGCCCTCAATGCGTACATCGATGCGTTGAACAAACTACCTCTCCAGACTGCCTCTGAGATTAAGGGCAGGCTGACCGGGGAAGGCCGTTTGTTCGAAGCCGTCACCAAGCTGCAAAACCAGCGCAGGCGCGAACTCGCAGTTATTGAAGACGCAACGAAGGCAGAGCAAGAACTAGCCGCTATCCAAGAGGGCCGTGTTGCAGCAAGCGAAGAAGAAGTCAAAGCACTAAAGGATCGTGTAGACGCTATTCGCGAGGCGGCAAAAGAGGCAAACGTCCTCGCTAGGCTTACTAACGCGGCAGAGAGAGCGTTTCGTGTTGGAGACTCCGCTGAGAAAGAACAGCGGACGATGCTCGCGGGTCTCAACGCTCAGTGGGTCATCTTCCTGAACAACATCAAGAGTCTTGCTATGGCGGCGGGGGATGTGTTCCTCGCTCCTCTCAGCAGAGGCTTAGACGAGATTTCGAAGTCGCTTCAGAACCCTGTCAACGCGGACAGTATCAAGCGGGCAGCGCAAGACATCCTTGAAGCGATCTACACCGTTATCGACGCCTTTAAGGAGTTGCGTGAGCTTCTGTCCGGAATGCGCGGGTCAGGAATCGACTTCGGCGCTATCCTCAAGTTCAGCGCGTTGCTCGCCACGTTGGGGGCCATCAAGGGCCTCATCAGTCTTCTGAAGTCTATTGGAGCCACAGCTATTGTGGCGATTCCGGGCCTTAACGCTCTTGGTGGGGCGTTGTTCGGTACCGTACAGAAAGCGAAGCAGGCAGGCGACGGGCTAAATAGCGTAGGGGAAGCTGCGCAGCGTTCCGGCGGCTATTTCCGTAATGCCGTGGTCGGAATCCAAGCGGCGGTTTCCGGCTTCTCTACCGCCTCTGGCAGGCTTATCGCTGTCCGGAACCAGACCGAGACAGCACTCGCTACGCTCGGCGGGCGGCTTGCTACTACGCAAGGCCAGATTGCGGCGCTGTTTTCCAGCAACCGCATGACGCCGTTCCGGAATATCACGGATGCACAGCAGCGCATTCTTGCTATGCAGAATGCGATCAACGCGGCGCAGGTTAGGTACAACGCCGCTGTTGCTGCCGGGGCGAGTACGCGCGGGGCGAGAAGCAACCTGAACTACCTTCAGGCGCAGTTGGCTCAGTACCAACTTCTGCAAGCGCAGGCTTCGCGCTACCAGAACGTCATCAACGCGCTTACCGCGCGAGCCGCTAGGGTTCAGATCAAGCTGGACGATATGACCCTTGCGGGCCAATTCAATCGTTTGCGTCAGAAGATTGCCGCAGGAGCCGCGTCGGCGGGTAATGCGTTTGCGTCGAGTTTTTCGGCCGGGGCGCGAGTCGGGTTTTTGCAAACGATTTCAAATGCCGGTCTAACGGTAGCGGCGGTCAAGGCTCGCTGGGCAGGACTTGTAGCCTCCGCGCAGCAGTCTTCGGCCGGGACGGCGACCGCGTTCCGCAATGGCTTTACAGCCCTTGTAACCAACGCTGCCACGGCTTCGGCACGCACCGTCAGCCAGCTTAACCTCATCCTTGCGGCGGCAGGCCGCGTAAAGACGCAGCTAGCGTCGATTCGTATCCCCGACCTCAAGGTAGTTCTGCCGAAAGTCGGCAACAGCCTGAATGAAGTCGGCGGCGGGTTGTTGGCGGCTCTCAGCACCGCACTATCCGGTGTAGGCAAAGCGTTGCAGGCGGGCGTAAGCGGGCTTGGTGCCGGGGTTAGGCAGGGGTTCTCCGCGATTGTTGATTGGGCGGGCGCGGCGGCGCTTTCGGCCACTGGCTTTACTAAGGCATGGCAGGATGCTTCTACCAAGACATCGAAAGCGCTTGTCGGTGTAGCGGCGGCGTTTGGTCTTCTCGGCAAAGCGATGCGGGCGGTCATCTCCCTCCCGTTGAAGTTGATCAGCCTTTACTTCATCGGAGAAATGGTTGTTGAGGTACTGAAGGCAATTGGCGTGTGGGATAGGCTTGCCCTGTCGATCCAGAAAGCCTACAAGTACATGGGGATGGAGCCGCCTAAGTTCCTTGAGACGGAATTCCAGAAACAGGAACGTGCGACCAAAGAAGCCGAAATCAAAAAGGCGTACGAGGGAGCTAACCTAGAGGCGGGCAAGTTCAACAAGCAAGCGCAGATTACTGTGGCGCTGCTTATGGATGCCGGTCGAGCGGCGAAAGAACTCACTTTCAATGTTGACGACCCGTCTGCGGCTAACAAGAACTTCGCGCAAGGGTTTGACGCTATTGTCTCTGGTATGTCACGCTTCAATCAGATGCAGGGGGCGATATCCCTGAACAGCGTGCGGTTGCAGGAGGCTACAGAAAACCTCATCAATGCCCAGAAACGGTACAACGAAGAGGCCCAAAAGAACCCTGCTTCGGCTGCCGCAGTAAAGGCGAGGAGCGAGGTAATCCTGCTTGAAGCCGAGGTTAATAGCCTCAAGCAAGCCAACCAAGAGCTAGGCAGTCAGTCTACTAAAACCCTTACCGGTTTGAATGCTGCGCTGAAGAACCTCTTGGTTGAGGGCTTGTCGCAGGGCGAAGCAGATGCCTTTTTTGGTTCTTTCGAACGCAACGGCACGCGCAGTCTGTCCGTTGTGCAGCAGTTTCTTTCTAATCTCAAGGAAGTCGATAGGCTTAAGAAGCAGCTAGAGACGCAGAATAAGGCGCTGTCTTTCGAGAGAGATACCGGTACTTCGGCCCAGAACTCCGCAGCCTATCAGCAGCTACAGGCAGACGCGCAGAAAACGGCTGACGCACTGGAGGAGGTTGAAAAGGCCAACCAAAAGCTCACTCAGTCTATGGCTTTGGCTTCGCAGAGCGGCAGAACGCTTGCGGATCAACTTATCCGTCTGGGCCAGACTAGGGACTTGCCCGCTGTTGAGCAGCTTGTGGCTCAGATGCAGCAGGTATACGCCACTACGCAGCAGTTTGCCGGTCGTCGCGTTCAGATGATTACCGCAGACAACATCGTACAGGCAGGCGTGACGCGCGAGGTTACGCGCCGCATCAGTGAGATGTACCGTAGCTGGCAGGCGCTAGCCGCTACTAATGCAGAACGGGCGAAGAACTACGCGACTCAGGTTGCGGGCGAGGTAGAGCGTCTGTCGAAAAACACGATAGCGTTCATTGACAAGATCAGCACGGCCTACCAAGCCACCCGCAAAAAGGCGGCGGACCAGATTGCCAACCGGCAGGACGAAGAAGCATCTCGTCAACGTCTGCGGGACATCCAGACAGAGTACGATGTCGAAAGGGCTTTGCTGGAGCAGAAGTTTGCCATCCAGAACCGTATTCTTGCTGAGCAGGAAGCGGGCGGCGTGCGTGTGTTCGCGCAGAAGCAGCAGCAATACTCTGCCGAACAGCAGGCCATGTTTGAGTTGGAGGAGAAGTACAACAAGATCAAGCAGCTTGAGGCTGACCGACTCGATATCCAGAAGCAACGTCGCGCTGTTCAGAACGAGTTGAAGCAGTATGACGAGTTGATCAAGAAGGTCGATCACTACAAGAAAACGGTCGAAGAAGCGAACAAGGTCATTGCTGACGAGAAAGCCCCGGTCGATAAACGGCTAGGCGCTATCGAACGTCGGCAGGACGCTATCGATAAGCTGCGCTCTACCTACTCTCTGCTTGAGGGGACCGTAGAGAAACTGTCGCAGGTTGAACCGATTGGCGGGGAGCTTCTTCTGTCGCAGCAAGAGCTTAATCGCATCACGGAGGGTGTACAAAACGTCTCGGAGACGCTTGGCACCGCCATGCTGCAAGACTCCGACAAGATCAAGGGGGCGTACGACGCTATCGCCAACACGTTCGGTGCGATAGCGAACACCTACGATGCGCAGTCGCAAGCAGCGTTTGGTCGTTTTGCTCAGCTTTCTCAGGCTATGGGTGCAGCCCCAGAGGCAGCAGCCGCCGCGATGTCGCGCCTGTTAGCGTCTTCGCAGCAGTTTAGTACTGTTGTTGATGAAATCAAAGCAAAAACCAACAATGGGTTAATCAACCCCTCCTCTATCAACTTCGATGCTATTGCTGAGTCTGCGAAAGCGGCGGCGAACTCGCTCGGCAACTTGAAGCTTGATATGAAGGCGCAGATCAAGCTTGACGGGGTGCAGGAAGGGCTTGCTAAGGAAGTACAGGCTGGGTTCTTGGCCGGTACTAAGGCGGCGCTTGAGCAGGCGAACACCGCGCAGCCTCTTATCGTCAATCCGACACTTAGCCAATCAGGCTCGGATGCCTACAGAAGGCAGATTGAGGAGTCAGTTAGCCCTGTCGTGGAAGGTACTCTGAAGATTACAGACATTGAGTCGCCTAACGCCACGGTGCAGGTTAAGACGACGAAGTTTGCGAGAGGGGGTTTGGTTGGGGACGCCATAAACCTTAGCTCCCAGATTCTAAGTTTCGCTCGCGGCGGGTTTATCGATCCGTGGATTCGTCGTCACGCAGGCGGCGGTGCAATCTCCGGGCCGGGTACTGGCACAAGCGACTCAATACTAGCGAGACTGTCGAACGGGGAGTACGTCATAGACGCCTTCACCACGGCTGCGTTCGGTCCAAGATTCTTCCGCCGGTTGCAGACGGCCGCGCGGAGTGGCGTGTCGTTGAGCTTTCTCAACAACGTAGGCGTCCCTCGTTTCGCGGCGGGAGGTCCGGTTTCAGCCCGTTCAAGCTTCTCCGGAATTGCAAACGATTTCACTGGCGGAAGCAAGACCGCTACCGTGCGCGACGTAGTTGACATCAACTTGTCTTTAGGCGGGAAGCGAGCGACAATCTTTGCTGAACGGGAGCAGGCCAAGGCGTTTGTCGGAATCCTGCGTAACTTCGAAAAAGGTACCTAAGCATGGCGTATTACCTCAGCGATGTAGAGCTACGCGGCGGGTTCGTCTGGACGGACAGATGGACTTCGCAGGAGGTCTCCCAGAAGGTCGTCAGGACTCTTGGGGGACTTCCTGTCTTCTACCACGCGAAGCTGTACAAGGCGGTTCCGGTGACTCTAGAATCTCTTCCAGACCAAGGCTGGCAGACAAAAGCGACGATTGAAAAGCTGTATCAGTTAGCTTCTGTCCCCGGCGCACAATATCTGCTAAACTTAAGCGTCGTAAGTTTTAGTGTCATGTTCCGGCACGAAGACGCCCCGGCATTTGAGGCTACACCGCTGATTCCTCGGACCTTGGCAGATACCGGGGAGTATTTCACCTTCAAGATGAAGCTTATTACCGTTTAAGGAGAGACCTATGAGCATTGTCGCTAATGAACTGATTTGGCGCAAATCTGCCGAGTCCAGCGATGCCGGAACTAACGGCGGCAGGATGACTGCTACCGCTATCACTTCTGGCGTCAAGAACAACCTTTTCCCGGACGTTCCGCAGTCGGAGCGGACGGCGGGCAGCACGAAGTACCGCAAGGCGTTCATCCATGTCGCCAACGACGACGATCTGGAGCTTATCGCTGCGAAGGTGTTTGTGACCGCACCGACTCCGGGCGACGATCACGTAGTCATCTTCCCCGGCACTCAAACGGATACGCAGTCTGGTATCGGCACCCCGGCACAACTGTACGGCGCGGGTAAGCTGAACGCAGACGTTCTGGCCGCAGCGGTGACGGTCGATGTTCTTGTCGAGAACTGGGCGGTTTCTCCGATTTTCGCGGCAGGCATGGTCGTTCGTATCAGCAACAAGACGAGCGTCAACGATGTCGGCGGCACGGAGGAGTACCGGACCATTGACGCGGGCGGTGTGTCGGCGGCAGGCAACGTTATCACGCTGACGCTTACGGCAGGACTGTCCAACGCGTACAGCGCCACGAACACTTACATCTCGTCGGTCTATGCGGCGGGTGATGTTTCCGCGTCGGCCACGACACCGGTCGTGAGCGGCGGTGGTTCCTACGATCACACCACCTACCCGATTGACACGGACAGTATCGGCAGCATTGAGCAGAACTGGACCCTGACGTTTACGTCAGCCAGTGCTTGCACGGTTGTCGGCAACACGATTGGCTCGCTGGGTTCGTTCAACATCTCCAGCGACATCGCGCCTAACAATCCGAGCTTCACGAAGCCGTACTTCACCATCAACCGTCTGGGGTGGAACTCTCCGCAGACCGGAACGACGATGACGTTTACTACCCATCCGGCGTCGATTCCGGTGTGGTACAAGCGCGTCGTACCGGCCGGGGCGGCATCTCTGTCGGGCGACAAGGTTATCGTCGGGATCGACGGCGAGTCCGCGTAATCTCACTGCAAAGCCAGCTAGCGTACCCGGCGTAGTCTAGTGCTACCCGCGTACGCGGGCTGGCTTTTCTACTTATGGGTGACGCATGGCCGACATGAAAACCTCTGCCGAAGTAGGTTATCGGCATGGCGTTGCAGGAAAGCAGCTAGTTCTAGAGACGGACGACTCTCCGTCTCTGGTTCCTGAGAAAGGGACATCGTACGTACGTGTCTTTCCGACAGTGGCGGCGGCAACCGTCACTGCCGTAATGGGGACGGCGCGGAAGATCGGGACCAACATCCCCAAGAAAGTCAACGAGTACGTGTCCTTCAACGGGACTGCCTCTTCTCCCCTACGCTACTACCCGACAGGTTCGGTAGCGGTATCCGATGCCAAGTTTTTCAATGCCAAGCCCTCTGTGGTCTTTGAGGCTAAGTCAAACTCTTTGGTACTTGACCAAGAGGCGTTTGGCATCGTAAAGGTCACCTACACTTCCTACTACGATAGGTATGTCGTTGGTCACGGAGATTCGCCGTGCAAGGCAGCGCAGACCATCGTTGTTGGCGGGGGCGAACCAGATACCTCGCAGCCTACCTACGATCCCGCCTACCTTGTAGCCACTGCCGATGAGTGGGAGACCGCAGCTTTGGAGGTCTCCGGTCCTCCTTGCAGCCAAGATAACGAAGGGTTTTCTCAAACCGCGCAGTTCAACAACTACGAACCGACAGGGTTGAAGATAGAGGTTGACTCTGCCATCCCTCAAGGTATCTACCCGTTTTACTTCAACGCTAACAATACCCCTCTCGGTTTTACCTTGATGCCCCAAACCGTTGTCATCGGCGGGCAGTCGATCACGTTGTACTGCGGTTGTCGAGTTCGGGTGTACCCGCGCGTCCCGGTCACCTTGATGGGTGTCAATTGCGCCGTCAGTACGTCGGTGGTAGGCCAAGGCGAGAGAAGCTGTTCTGAGGCAAAGACGTTTTCCGGGTCGCAGTCGGAGAGTCTTGACTACCCACCAGCAGGCGCGGTCAGCATCTACAACACCAGCGCGAACGCTCTTTCTCTGTTCTCTGAAGACATTTCGGTAATGTTTCGTGGACCCGGAGAGTGGGTCAACGAAGTCGTGTGGACAAGCCGCAACACGTATCGTCTTGCGCAAGGGTCGCGCATGGTTCGGCCGGATGAGATAGTAGCCACTACCACGCTAGGCAATAACACGGTTCCGTGCTACACCTTTGCGCATGTCGGCTATACGTCTGAGTACTACCTGTTCGATGTGTTGTTCAACTTCGATCCGAAAACGCAGTGGTACATGGACGCGATGGTTGTTGCGACTGACACTCTCGGTCGAGTCACCAGTCACGCTATCTCTCCTCCGGGCAAGGGCGGTGTGCTATGAGCAAGAAGAAACCTCCTACTACTACGGGTAACGGAAAGCAAGACTTCTACAATCGGCACTTCGAATATGAGCGGGTGATTTCGACGGTCAGCGTCACCGACGAAGGGCTGTACCAAGCCGGTCAGGTACCAGACACCTACGGCGGTGCGCAACTCGATATGCAGATGGTTCACGCGGTCTTCATGGTGAACGGCCGGGGCGAGATGATCATGTTTGAGTTTGAGACCGAATCACCCATGGACTCCGACCGAAAGACCGGAGGGCCTATCGTTCGTGACGGTACGCAAATCCGCGCGAAGGTTGGGACGAGCGATGTCCCTCTGATTCAGACAACCATCAAGAACGCCAATCTTGACGCCTCGCGCCTAGCACTAGGGCAGGCAGCAAAGAACAAATTCAACCAAGACCTCGCTGACGTACCCGGACAACCTCTGTCATAACATGCTGCTTTCTCCTTTCAGCATTCCTTTAGGGTACGACTCGCCTAGCGGCAAGGGCGTGTATTTGAAACCGTTTTCAACGGCGTACCCGGACGGCTGGGGCGAGCCGCGAGAGGATGTCACGCAGACTCCTCCTGTTCGTATAGAACCCGGAACTCCGGGC